GCCTAACCATGTTTTTAGATAACTCCCATTTTAATAACTTTTGAGTTCCAAGAATAAGGATACCTTCATACCACACATCTATTCTTTTCTCGATTCTTTCAAATCGTTCCTGTGCCTCTTGTGGGGGGTTAAAGTTTTCATCTTTTCTTACAACTCTCTCTCCTCCGTTATCTAAGTATTTCTTCTTATAAACAAACTTCTTATCTGTCTTGTAGTTAAAGTATAATAGCGTTACTACGTCTTTTTGAAAAATATCATTCTGATATTGCCTTGTGATTCCATAATAATCAAACCATCCTGAGCTGGTCTCTGATATTTCTTGTAACTCTTCCTTTGTGATATCTGGCTTTATCTTTATAAGCTCTGTTATAGGAACCTGCTTAACTTCTCCAAAATAAAAACAATCACTAAAGTGAGGGTCTTCTGTGTAGCTATATATTAAATTAGCTGGATCTACATAATCAACCTTAATGCCAGAATTAGGCAAGAACTCATGCTTAACCCACCCCATACCAATGGTAGTAATGTCATAGTCAACTCTTTTTCTTTTGTCGTAGTAGTGGTTTTCTTCTAGTATTGTATTGATAGCCTCTTCCTCTGCGATTTCTATACCTGGTTTATAGTTAAGCTGCATATGTAACTGTAACTCTTGATCGTCAGCTGGAAGATCTTCTGCTTTAGTATTAAATGCGTCTATACCGAATTGTTCCTTAGTTTGTAATAAAAAATCCTTAGCCACCATATCCTGTTCAATCATATCCTGGTATGATTTTCTCTTACCAGCCGCCATTGCATCCTGTGCGTATGCTTGTACGGTAAAAAGCCTGTCTGACATTCCGTTTACCACAATATCCACAAACTTCGGAATAATAGGCACTGGTGTCCAGTCTAGGTTTAAATATGAAAGATCGCCATCTACGGCTAACTCTGATTTATATTTGGCTACAGACTGTTCGCCTCTTGCGTAAAGTCTTAATCTATGAAAGTCTACCCACTGGCTGTAGTATCTACAACTATTACCAGATCTCTTAAACCATTCATACTGTATAGCCTTACCCACTTGTAATCCGTATTCCTTAGAAGCCTTTTGCTTATCTGTAGCTAATTGGTTAGGAAACGTGGTGGGATTAACTGCTATGGTAGGTTTCCTCATTATTTAATAATTTGGCTTAAATTTCCTTTGTTACTATATCTTGCAAAGATAACAGATATTTTTGACTCTTCCTTAGTGGGTGTATAAATATGCTTATTATTTGCCATAATTGCAAGTCCTGAGCTTATAGAGGCATCATGTTTAGTACGATTATTAATATCAAAGCGAGCCCAATCCATTAAAGTCTTACTAAAAAACATACTCCCCATCTCATCTGAATCTCTATAAATACCCTCTAAATCCATACCTACGTGCTTCTCGATATATGACTCTATAGCTGATGCGTGTGCTTGTTTTATATCCTCTGATGAGTTTGGTATGCCTCCTAGCTCTTTTTCGGTCTTAGATAGCTTATTGTATACCTTATCAGGCCTGTTTATAGAAAATCCTCTATACCCTCTATTTTTAAAGTGATACAGTATCCTGGCCTTGTTATTCTCTATAAGTGCAGGCATTCCGTAAAACACGCAAGCCATTAATACCTCCTCAAAAAATATCTCAGCTGTTTGTGGTCTAGCTATGTATTCTAAAAAAAACTCATTAGATGGGCAATTATCCATATTAAACTTAGTAAGTCCATGTAAGGACCCGTTAGACCCCTTACCTACAACTGTTCCTGAAATATCATACGGGTCACAGCCAAAGGATCCTAAGTTGTCGTTTCCTGGGAAGTATTTACCGTTTCTTTTCACAACATTATTCCTTAACCTTCTCTCTGGGATCCATGACACTAAAAATCTTCCGTTCTTATCAGGTGTCCATATTACCTCACTATCCTTTATACCATCCTTCCAATGGAACCTACCTCTTGTCAAGTATCTATCCTTGATCAATGAGTCATTGTAGTCTATCTGCTGATATATCTTTGTTAGGTTAAATATAGATGACTTACTCTCGTCCCTGAATGCGTGAGATTCACTCCTAGGGAACTGTCTATAAAATTCATTCAATGCATCTGGGTCTGATTTTAAAGAATCAACCTCGTTCTGCCAGTAATTAATAACCCCAGTATTTATCCACTCACCATCTACTCCCTTTACTTGTTTCTTAGGTGTATAAAACACAGGCATACCATACTCATCAATATACCCCTCAAAGTTCCACTCCATAGGAATAAACAGACAGTACATACCACTCTTTGTTTGACCGTTAGCATTTCTTTCTGATGGTCTAGAGTTTTCATATAGTGACTTAAAACTATCACCCCCTTTATCTAGTGCGTTAGAGGTAGAACCCATCATACACTTTCCTACTATTTTACTACCTAATCGTAGACAGGTCTTTGTAACCCTCCAGTTATTTAAAATATTATTTGGCTTCAACCACTTACCGCTCTCATCATGCACTAATAGTAATAACTTCTCACCATCGTATGAGTTGTCGTCAGTATTTTTCCAGTCAATGGTCGTGTCCAGCCCGTCCACATCATCCTCGTCAGTATTGTACATGTTCTTCTTAGTGATCTTAGATGCTGGAACCCTGTATGCTAATTCAGTCTTTGGTTTATCCATACCATCCTGTATAGGCTTAAAAAAGAAAGGATAGTGATTAGATATAGGCACAACCTTGTCGGTAAACATCTTCTTAGCATCTGCACCTGTCTTGGATAGTATACCTAGCCTAGCATCTCTAGATATAGTGCCTGTATTAACAAGTTCTGACGATCCCATGAATGAAAAACCTGAACGCCTGTTCTTTAGATAACACATACCGAAACATCTCTTATCTGCCTTGCATGCCTCCCAAAATAAATAGAATATCCTGTTAGCCTCCCTAAAGTCTGGATTACCAACATCAATCTTAGTCCACTGAAGGTACATGTAGTGTGTACCCGTTACATAGCATGGCTTATCATTGTTCATGAACCAGTAGCCATTGTCCCTCCTATCAAACTCCTCCTCTATATATGACACCCACTTGTTCTTAAACTGGTTATCTCTCTTGTTCCAATCAAAAATTGTTCTTATCTTAGTAAGTTCCTTTGGAATGTGCTGAAGGGTCCACTTATTCTCCCCTTTCTTTAGCTTTGGTGGTGACTTTGGTAGTCCTACCTTTAGTCCGTTTATATTGTACACTTCGCCAAGTGTTCCGTCCTTAGACACCACTACAATGTCGTACTTTTCATTGTACCCATAGTGCCAGGTCTTTGCCTTGTTCTTTTTAGCCAAAACCGCTGTAGGTACAATGTTATTTTCTATAACATATAGCCTTAAATCATCTAGATCTTCTTTCTGCAAATCCACCCTTTGAGGTATTAGTGTTGTTTGTGTGTTCCTCATTAATAATGGACCTTTCCTGTTCTATTTTAGTAAGTATCTCAAAGGCATCAAATATAGCCAGCTTCTTAGTAGCGGCAGCATTCTTCAATCTATCAGCAGCCAACTCATCCTCTGGATCTGGCTTTATAATATCCTCCTTAGCTACCTTTATAAGCTGCTTTACAGCTAACTCTCCAGCCTTTATAATGTCTTCCTTTATCTTTTTAATATCCATCCTTTAGTAATATACAAATATTTTTGGTAAACATCCTATAAATCTTTTCTCCTTCTACTGTAAACTCATACTCACTCTCTGGTTGAAAAGAAACCATATCCCCCTCTTTTAACCCTAAAGATAATAGTTCGTCATTAACGTACCTTATCCTTCCGATTAAGTCCTGCTCTTGTTTATTAGTAGCTATTACAGTATCCTTGTTCTCTACAGGAGACACAAAACAGTAAGGACTAGGGGCCTTCCATCCGTCAGCTGTCTTATATAAAAAAAACTGATCAAAGTCTATCAAAAAAAGATCATCCATAAAGAAAGATGGTCCACTCCTTTCAATACCCTTCATGTCATAGTATATCCTGAATACATTGTGATGAACTAAGAGTATATCTCCCTTCTTTACCTCACCATCGTAATTTATCTGTACCTCTATAACCTCTGCAAACCTATTGGTGGCCTTATGGTCTTCCTGTGATGAACTTACAACAAAGTCCTTACCACCTACTTTTTTAGTGTAGCTATACCTTACACCATCTACAGGTTTTACTAGAAATTGAAAGGGAGGTTTCATGATCCACAGCCTATACAATCAAAGTGAGAGTCCGTTGGTTTTACACCCTTTAGTTTCATTTCAAGGTTATGAATGGTATCCCTAATCTCCATATCCTCTATCATGTTTCCTGTTAGTTTGCTCTTTAGCGACTCTATCTCTTGTTGTATATCTTTATCGTTCATGTTAAAAATCTATTTTATATTCTACAGATACTGGCATATTAATATTAAACTGTTTCCACAGCAAAACCTCTTGTTGTCTCTCTATCCACACCTTTACACCATCATCATCCATTCTGATATGATGTATCGTATAGGAGCCATTTAATACCTCCTGCCCTACGATATAGTGCATAGCACTAGACTTATAGTCCGACCCTATAGAGATTTTTCGAATGATCATTTCAATTCACCCGTCATCAAATCAATCTTCTTATCTCCGTACTTCTTGTGTAGTCCATCCTGGAACTTACCAAGTTCTGCTGATTGATTCTCTATATCAAATACCAATGACTTCTTTTTTGTTTCAAGTCTAGCTATCGCTACCTGAACATCCCCAAGATCCAGTCTTGAGTCATATAAATTCTTTTGAAGTGAGCGTA